CGATATGCAAAAGGAACATGTTTTGTATATGGTAAATTATATCCTCCAGCATTATTATAGTTATACAATAAGCGATTTAACCGTATTAACCGATCGCCTGGTAAAAAACAACCCATACGGCAAGCCAATAATGCAAAACTTAATATACGAACTCGATCAATATAGTATTGACAAACAAGAGTACGCCGTCGATCAACATATAAAAGAAACCAACCAGCATAAACACAATACTATTAACCAGGATGTAAATAATAAGATCCTTAAAATTTACGACAAAATGAAAGCCAAAGCACGCGAGCCACAACCAACCCAAAAACAAAAGGACCAGGCCGCCCAGGATGCCAACACCGAAAAAATAAAAGAATTACAACGGTTATACCCACAAAGTAAAATGAACCATGGATAATATTTGCATTGCCACCCAAAAAAATAAAGGGTTACAAATGTGGGCGGCACGTTTAAATATCCATCAAAAGGAATTAAAAAGAAATTTAGAGTTTACTGGCTACGATAAAGAATTTAACAAACTCAAATGGAAAACTATAAAATCAAATATAAAATACCATACCCGGCTAATAACAAAATGCCGCGAACGCATCGAATATTTTAAAGCAAAATAAAAGCTATGCCAACATTTCCAAAGTCAAAAAAACGCCCATGGGTGCCCGAGCATAAAGCACAAACCGGCCGTAAGGTAACCAACCCATTTTACCATACCACGGCATGGCGTAATTTTCGCAATGCATACATAAAAGCGCACCCCCTTTGTGTTGATTGTTACCAGCTCGGTAATACCCGCACCGGTAACGTAGTGGACCATATACGGCAAATAAACCCCACCGATGCATATAATACAGCCTTTGGCCATTATGGCGAGCCATTGGATGAAAGTAACGTGCAAACACTTTGCACACACCACCACGCAGTTAAATCAGGTAAAGAAACATGGAAAAAATAAACACGCCCCCCGATCCATATAAACTAATAAAGAAATTTTTAGCCGAGCGCGACGTCGTAAAGCTAAGTAAACGGCAATACGAGTTTAATATTAACCGCTTTGTTACCTGGGCAATGCTCCAGGGTAAAAGCTTTGGCGAGCTCGGTATATCCGACGTACTTAAATATAAACAAAGCTTATTAGATGAAAACAAAACCGACTTAACAGTAGCCTCATATATGACCACCTTAAAACTATTTTACGGTTGGTTAGCCATTAACGATATTACCCAGGATCTAACCACCAGCATAAGAATAAACAGAACATACCGCACGTTTCGTAAACGCTCGCTAAGTATGGACCAGGCGAACGCACTATTAAAAACATTCGATCTTAAAACCCCAGGCGGTAAACGCGATTATGCAATAACTAATTTAATGTTACGTAACGGCTTGCGTGAGATTGAAGTTACCCGCATGAATGTGGGCGATATAATCGATTACAACCCCAAGCAAAAAGCAATAGTAATACAGCGCAAAGGTAAAACCGAGAAGGATGCCACCATACCATTATCAACAAAAGCCGAGGAGGCCATAGTAGATTACTTACTCGCCCGCCCTGGTAACTGGCAAGATACCGACCCGTTATTTATATCGTACGCTCGCCGAAATAAAAATAAAAGGTTAATACCCCACCATATAAGCGTTATGATTAAGCGGCATTTAATTGCCTCCGGTATTAACCACCCCATGGTTACGGCTCACAGCTTACGCCATACAGCCGCCACAATATTATTAGCATCCGGCTTAAACGAGTACGATGTAATGGTATTCATGGGGCACTCAAATTTTGCAACCACACAAATATATACACGACAAAAAGAAAAGGAAATGATTTTTAATAAAAACATAATCAAAAGCTTAGATTATTAGCTAGTTGTAATATATCAGTGCATTATATTACAATTACCTCCTGGCGCTGGTTTTTGAAAATAAAAAACATTTTAAGGGGGGTGCTATTTTTAAAAAATGAATATAATTATTTGAAAATTAATACAATAGGTAGGGGGGTTGAAAAATTACAACCTTTAATTTAGTAATCGCTTGCCTAGTCTTTTTTTTATATATGCAAAATTAGGAAAATGCCAAAAGGAAGGAAACCAACACCAACGGCTTTAAAAAAATTAAGGGGCACCACTCAACCATGCCGAGAAAATAAAAACGAACTGGTTGGCTCGCCACTTATAAAATTACCGTCGGCGCCAAGGTGGTTTAAAAAAAACGCCCGTAAAATTTACCGGGCCAAGGGTAAACAATTACAAAATTTAAGCCTTTTAACCATCCTCGATTTAGAGTTATTCATTTCTTTTTGCCGTGAGTATGGTAATTATTTAGATACATCGGCCGAGCTCGATAATTATGGCGTTAATAATACGCTCGATTTTCTCGCCAAAATAGATTTTGAGCGTATACCCCTCGAGAAAAAAGACGATGTAATGGAGGCATTAATGTTTGGCGAGGATCTTATTTTAAAAAGAATACAAAAAATTAATAAAGAAAGTTGGGAGCGGTCCAAAATATTAGCCTCCGAGTTTGGTTTTACACCCAGTGCCCGTACAAAAATAGCAATGCCCGCCGGCGATAACGATGGCGATAACGATTTTGATTAATAAAAAATTATGATGAAAGTACAAAATATAAAAACATTAACCCACGCCAATAGGTTTTGCGAGGGCACTATAAATGATTTTGAAACCGGCATAAGCACAAAGGCCGAAACCATGGCCGCGCTTGGCGAATATACCGCGCATTTAATGGGGTTGTTTTGGGAAAACGCCAAAGCTAGAATAAAAGCGAACCCCTCATTATTACTAGATTAATTAAACCCTTTAAATATATACACATGAACATTTTATTATTAGCACAAAACAAATTTGACACCACCAGCTTTTACCGCGCCAATGGCGTATTTGGTAATTTAAGTAAACAACTCAAGGGTAATATTTCCATTACCTCAATGGATCACAAAAATATGAGCCTATCGTGGGCCGATCTTATGTTATACGATGTGGTGGTAATGCAACGCCCCTACGACGATAGTTTTAAACGCCTCGCCGTTTACATTAAAGATTTAAACATACCGCTTTGGATTGACTACGACGACAACCTCCTAGCCGTACCACCCGACAATAAACAATATGTACTATATTCAGACCCGGCAATAATCGCAAACGTAACCGGCTTTTTAGCCATGGCCGACGTTGTAACCGTATCAACTCACGGGTTAAAAAAGGCTTTCGATAAATACAACCCCCGCATTGAAGTGGTGCCAAATGCTTTTAACCAGGATCTATTTAATTACCGCGATATTAAAAAGCGAAATGATACCGTATTATGGCGCGGCTCCGAAACCCACCAACTCGATTTAATGACACACACCGTGCAACTAGTTGAGCGCATCGCCGAGTTAAGTAATTGGAAATGGCATTTTTGTGGGTGGTACCCTTGGATGTTAGCCTCGCCAAATGTTAAAAATTTATACCACTCGCCCGTTGCCGACGTTGTACCCTATCATAAAAATATACACAACGTGGCACCCAAGGCCATGATAGTACCACTAGCCAACCATTTATTTAACCATTGCAAAAGTAACATTGCGGCGCTCGAGGGTATATTTGCCGGGGCCGTTTGCATTGTACCCAACTGGGAGGAGTGGCAAATACCTGGTACTTTAAAGTACGATAACCCCGCCGAATTTAGCCAGCACATACAAGATATTTACCACGGCCGGGTTAAGATAAAAGAAAATAACGATACCGCCTGGGAGTACATTAACGACGTTTACCCACTCAATAAAATAAACAAAAAACGTATTGAAATATTAAACTCGTTAGTATGAAAAAATTAACCGGTGCCGGCGTCGCAAACCAAAGTTACCGCGATGCCGAGCACGCCAAAAGTTTTACATACGATAATTTGGCCGGCGATTTTCCAACAACCAAATTAACATTTAAGGCCAACCCGTATAATAAAAAAATACTGGCCGCAAAAAATGTACTTGATTTTGGGTGCGGCGTGGGCCGTAATTTGCATTGGGTAATGCACAACACCCGCGCCCATTATTACGGTATTGATACCAACCCCGATATGCTTAAATACTTTTGGGTGGTTAATAAACACTTACTCAAATTTAAGCGCCGGGTTACCATCGCTAACAATTTTGATTTTCTTTTTAACACCATCGATGTGGTATTAATTACGTTTGTATTTCAACATATTGTAAACCGGTTACCACCCGAGGTAATGAACATTAACGACATTACCACCGCAATAAAAAGCCACTGCAAAAAAAATGCCGTGTGGCTTATGCTGGAGCACGAAAGCGAGGCACCAGGATGGCAAGCCACTTGGCTCGCCGCCAACCAAATTACCCCCGATGTATATATAAAAAATTACACAACCCCGGCGCTATGCCACCAACGCGAGTTATGCGATCGAGGCCCTCACAATTTAATAATATTTAAAACATGAACTTTTTACATAAACCAAAGTTAGGCGATACAATTTACTCGTTACCACTCATTAAACATTTGGGTGGTGGCGTGCTTTATTTAGATCCGGTTAGTACACATTTTGAAGGCCAGGCCGAGCACTGGATAAAACAATTTAATTGGCTTATGCCATTAATAAAAGCCCAGCCATATATCGAGGATGTAAAAATTCACAACGGCGAGCCCATCGATATGGACCTCGATAAATATATGGATACCACCCACCTAACCGCATACGATACCGTTAATATAGTTGATAACCATTTTATTGCCCAGGGTATAAAGCCACCGCCATACGCGCCGTGGTTAACGTGCAATCGAGAAGGGTTTGAAGTGTATACAATTGTAGCAAACAGCGATAACCACCACGACGATAAAGTGGATTACACCACTATTTTAAAGGATATAAATTTTTTATTTGTGGGCACCTTCGCCGAAATTACAGCCTTTAAAAGCCGCACCGGTATAACAGATTTTTTATACCAGGTGCCCGGCGACGCCTTGCACCTTGCCGAGATAATTAACGCGTGCACGCATTTTATTGGTAACCAAAGCTTACCCCTGGCCATTGCTTTGGGCCTTGGTAAAAAGTGTTACGTTGAACAATCGCCATTATATCCTAATTGTATAATGGGAAATTATAACCGACTTTAACATTATAGATATGGAAAATATTGATACATCTTATGGCACCGGCCGCCGGGTAATGGCCGAGGAAATGATCGCATATTGCGAAAAGAAAATAACCGAAATAAACGCCCACCCCAAAAGCCCACACATAGCCATACACAATAAACGCGTTGGGTTAATTACCGCGTATGGTAATATTATCGACCGGCTCAATATTAAGTTAAAAAGGATGGCCGCCAAACTCGAAACCCTAAACCCTAAACAATAACCAATGAACCACTCTAAACTAGCAAACAAATACCTTACCGGTTTAACTGGTATCGAAATTGGTGGCGCCGCCCCCCAACCCAACAACTCAGATAAAGAGTTTACCACTCAGAACCATTTTTACAACCAACCCCACAACCAAAAACCGTAACCCCCTTGCCAAACCAACACAAATACCACTTTGATAAATTCGCCGCCGATCGCGCCGTAACCTGGATTGAGAAATATATTACCCACGTTAAAGGCGAGCACCAGGGTAAACCCCTTATACTCGAGCCCTGGCAAAAAAATGATATTGTACGCCCCTTATTTGGTTGGAAGGATAACATTACAAAGCTCCGAAAGTACCGCACCGTATACGTAGAAATACCACGTAAAAATGCAAAAAGTACGTTAGCCGGTGGCATTGGTTTATACTTGTTAATGAACGATGGCGAACCCGGTGCCGAAATATACAGCGCCGCCGCCGAGCGTGGCCAGGCTGGTATAATATTCGATATTGCAAAGCGTATGGTAACCCAGCGTAAAGCCCTGGCCTCGCGTGCAACCCCGTACCGTAATTCAATAACCTACGAAAAAACCGGCTCATTTTATAAAGCCATAAGTGCCGACGCCCATACCAAACACGGGTTTAATGCCCACGGTATTGTATTCGATGAATTTCACACACAAAAAACCCGCGCGCTTTACGATGTATTAACCACATCCGTAGGCTCGCGCCGCCAACCCGTAATACTTTTATTAACCACCGCCGGTAACGATCGTACCTCAATATGTTACGAACTCCATGAATACGCCCGCAAGGTCCTGGAGGGTATAATAATCGACGATACATTTTTACCCGTAATATACTCGGCCGATAAAGAACTCGATATTTTTGCCGCCACCACCTGGAAACTCGCCAACCCAGGGTATGGCTCAATAGTTAAAACCGATTACATACGGGCCGCCGCCAACAAAGTAAAAA